CATGGGAATCAAAAGAGAAGATTCGGATGTATCGGTGCAGGTCATTACCAAAACAAGGAATTACTGGTTTTTTCGATGGCAGCAATATGCTGAACGGTAAGAAAAATCTTAATTCAATTTATAGAAAGGAGTATATCCAATGAGTACAGAAAAGAGCAAAAACGTGGTGATCACGAAGAAAGCCAGGGAGAACCTGGTTAAGGCACGTGCCGGAGCCATTACGCTTCCAAAGATTATCGGTATGGCGTTTGGCGAGGGCGGTGTAGACAGTTCCGGTACGGTCATTGCACCGGCGGAATCCCAGTCTAGGCTCAATAAGGAATTGTTCCGCAAAGCCATTGATGGTTACACATTCCCGAACGACACAACCTGCAGATACGAATGTACCCTTGCAGAGAGTGAACTTGCTGGAAAAGAGATCAGCGAAATCGGATTGTATGACACCAATGGCGACATTGTGTGCATCAAGACCTTTACCAGGAAGGGCAAGGACGATGATGTAGAGCAGACATACGTGCTTGACGACATCTTCTAAGCCGGAAAGGAGGCAAAACGTGAAGAATTACACACCGAAAACGAGAAATTTTTCTCAGTCCGTGCCGAATGTTGAGGTTACGGACACAAACCATGCAGACAACATCAACGCAGCACCTAAACAGCTGATCGAGAATGACAATTATCTGAAAGACAGAATGGATGATGAAGGTTTTTCTCTCGTGGATGGTGTTCTGTGTCAGACATTTGAAGAATAAGGAGGCATACAAGAATGAGTAAAGTAACAAAACCGGTAGTGCTGGACGAAACAGCAAAGCAGGTTGTAGCTCAGATGCAGTTACAGAATGAGATTTTAACATCACTTGCCAGCGGTATCAATTATAAGCCGACATCCATTAAGGATGTACTTAATGTTGTGCGCGCAGGCCAGGCAAGTAAAGTGTTCCAGGTGGGCGATCAGATCATCGTTCCTTGGACGGATATTACAAACGGACAGAAGTATGAGGTACCGCTTGATATTACATCATTTGGCACTTCTACGCTGCAGGACGGCGAGGAACTTCCGAGCATGACCGTACAGTGGCACTATGCCACACCGTTTGGGGTACAGTTCAATCAGTACCAGGCATTTTTCTATGCGACAGAAGGACTTGCCGCAGGAACGTACTATATTGAGATTGGCACCACATGGGGCAATAAAGGATATTGCGTAGCAGGAAAGAAATACCAGTTTACGCTCACGAAGCCTGTGCCAGCAGGCGGACAGCTTGCCGGATTTAGAGGTGCGCCGGATCAGGCACCTTCTACTTGGAAGGTATATTCATACAACAATAAGACAGCGGTGGATGCCATCGAGACGGTTTCGGTAGCAGAAGGAAGTTCCGGAACAAGCCTCGGAGTCTTAAGATTTGGAGGAGATGGAAAGCTCAACTGTCTGCAGAGAGTAGCATACGGTTACAACAGATGGTCCCAGTCGGCAATGCGCCAGTGGCTTAACTCAGAAAAGGGAGTAGGCGAGTGGTGGACTCCACAGAACGACTTCGATAGATGCCCGGATCAGCTTGCAACAAAGGCCGGCTTCTTGACAGGTTTTGACGCAGATTTCCTGGAAATCCTCAGACCGACAAATGTTATAACAGCACTCAATACTGTTACAGACACTACAAGCAGCAACTCGGTTGATCCGCTCGAAACAACGTATGACAAGATTTATCTGCCTGCGTTGGAGCAGATGTCTATTGAGCCTCAGCTCGCTGGCGAAGGCACCACATGGGACTATTGGAAGAGAGCGTCCAACATGACAACGAAGATGAAGCAGTATCAGACATACCCTCAGATTCGTACATTTGCGATTGAGAATCACACTTCACCGCAGCACGTCCGCTTGCGCTCGGCTTATCGTGGCATTTCGTACCTTACGTGGTACGTGAGCTCTAGCGGCCACGTCGGCAGCAACGACGCGAACTGGGCCAATCGCTGCGCCCCGGCTTGTGATTTCTGCTAATCAGCAATCAGTAAATCCCGGCACCCACGGATGCCGGGTATAATTTCAGAGAAAGGAGGAACATAGCGTGTCAGTACCAGTTGGAGAAAGAAGAGAAAGCAGACTGGAAGTATTCGTGCAGGCGTTGGACTTAGTAACTTACACTCTCAGAATCACGAAGAACGAGAAAATTTTTCTTCCGGAATACCAAAGACAAGTTACCGACGACATTATCGAGACTGCAAAGAGTATCTACATCGATGCTTGGGATGCCAACAATGTTAGGGTAACGACGAAAGATGATTGGAGAGCCCGCAGGGAGCTTCAACTTCGTGCGGCCAGGGAATGCAATAGACTCCTAGCTCTGATCGGAATTGCGAAATCCTCGTTTCATCTCAAAAATAAGCGAGTCAAGTTTTGGACCGGTAAGGTTTTGAAGGTTCAAGGCATGATCCGCAGTTGGAATGAAAGTGATAGTAAACGCTACTCCCAAATTGCGGAGTAGTTTTTATTATACGGATGTAGGCTAAACGCAGAACGTCCGCTTGCGCTCGGCTAATCGTGGCAATTCGTACAATACGTGGTACGTGAACTCTAGCGGCAACGTCAACAACAACAACGCGAACTGGGCCAATCGCTGCGCCCCGGATTGTGTGGTATTAAGGACATAAAGGCTATTCCGTAAGAATGGCGCTCCAACCAATCAAACACAAGGAGCCTGCATCCGGCCGTAAGGCGAACAACACTGTAGCGATGCGGTCAGCCGGAGAACGACTGTTACCCGCTGTCAACGCTATGGACCTATCTATAAGTTTTATGGATATGGAAGAAGTAATCGGCTTTGAAGCCTTATATGATTCGATGCACAAGTGCAAGAAAGGAGTTATTTGGAAAGAGTCCGTTGCACATTATGTATTGAACAGCTTGGAGGAAACATACAAGCTCAATGAGCAGTTGGAAAATGGAACCTACAAGGCAAGGCAGATAGCAAAATTCACGATAACCAGGCCGAAGAAAAGAGAAATCATCAGTGTATGTTTCAGAGACCGCGTTTATCAGAGAAGTTTGAATGACAACGCACTGTACCCAATAATGACAAATTCGTTCATTCGTGATAATTGGGCCTGCCAGCGTGGCAAGGGTACCGATGATGCGAGAGACAGGATGAAACTATTTCTGCAGAGGATGTACCGGAAGTACGGTACAGAATTTTACGGTCTGCAGATAGATGTGCATGGGTATTATCCGAATATGCGGCACGACTTAACCAACGCAATGTTGGAAAGAAAGTTGGAACCGGAAATAGCAAAACGAGCCATTGATGTACTCGACGGACAGTACGCCGGAGATGTTGGGTATAACCCAGGAAGTCAGATGGTTCAGATTGTTGGCATATCGGCATTGGACGATCACGACCACAAAATCAAGGAAGAATTGGATGTGGACGAGTTCGGAAGATATATGGACGATTCGCTTGCGTTCCACCCTTCCAGGGAATACCTGGAATACTGCAGAAAGGTGATCGGCGAGATATTGGCTGAGAAAGGGTTAGAGTTCAACCCGAAGAAAACGAAGGTATTTTGCATTACAGACGGTTTCACATTTTTAGGATTCAAGTACCGGCTAACAGATACCGGGAAGGTTATTATGATAATCGATCCGAAGAACGTCAAAGAAAGACGTCGGATATTACGAAGGCTGGTGAGAAAAGCCAAAAGAGGCGAACTCACGAAGGCTAAGGTAGACGAGTGTTATTACGCTTGGAGAAACCATGCCAGCAAGGGCAATAGTTTTAAGCTCCTGCAGCGCATGGATAAATATTATAAATCATTATGGAGGTAGCCAAATGGAAGTAAAGAAGAACGGCGGCGATGTCGCCAAAATGAGAGCTGACGAGAACATGAAGGCTGAGCTGGCCGATCAGAATGCCAAGATTGATTACCTGGCAATGATGGCAGACATTGAGTTCCCGGAAGCAGGAGACTCAGCAACCAGCACCGAAGAAAGTGAGGAAGAGTAATATGGCAAAGGCTAAAGAAGTAACAGAAGCAGTAGACACATCTGCAGAGGAGACGATCCAGGAAGAAGTGCAGCACAGCGACTGGTTCTACAAAGTCAAGGACCATTACGACACAAAGAGATGGAACCTGGTTATGGTAAAGAACGCTGTCAAGAAGGACAAGATTACCGAGGAAGAATACGAGGAAATCACAGGTCGTAAGTATAAGGCATGATACCCTACGCAGAATTTTACAACTATGACCGCCTGGAAAGCGCGGCCGTAGAGTTAGGCTTGCTCAATACCGAGGCAGACGAAGAGAATCTGCTGAACCTGCATAATCAGTTGGTGTGGCATCTGTACCGGTTCGATAAGGACCCACGTGCGGATGCCATTCTTTATGCAGTAATAGAGGCCATTTTGGGTGAAAAGGCGGCAGATATTACGGACGTACCGTGGGAACTACGGTGCGTTTGGGAAGGAGGTAAAAGAGCCAATGTCTTTGAATGAAATTCTTGCAAGTGGTGGAGCGCTACTGCTGTTCTTGACACTGGTGCAGATTACGCCCATCAAGGTAAATCCGTGGTCTGCAGTTGGAAAGATTATCAGAAACGGCATGAGAGCCATCGGAAAGTCGATGAATAAGGACGTTATGGATAAGCTGGAATCAGTGCAGAAAGAGTTAAAAGACCTGGGAGAAAAGCACAACAAGCTCGAAAGGCGTATGGATAAAGATGATGCGGACGAATGCCGTACAAGAATCCTGCGATTTGCCGACGAGTTGAGAAGGGATGTCAAACATTCCGAGGAGTTCTTCAATCAGATTTTGGATGATATTTCGGACTATGAGCGTTATTGCGCAGAGCGTCCGGAATACAAGAACAGCAAAGCGGTAAATGCCATTGCCGAGATAGACAAAGTTTATCAGAAGTGCATGGAAAAAAATTCATTTTTATAACAGGAGGAAAAGAAACATGAAGAAAATTGATTGGGTTAGAAAACTCACAAGCAGAAAGTTGTGGACTGCGGTAGCGTCATTCGTATCTATGATGATCCTGGCTGCTGGCGGTACGGACAACACAGCAACACAGGTTACAGCACTCATTATGGCAGGAGCGTCAGTGGTGGCATACATCATCGGCGAAGGCTTGACCGATTCAGCCAACATCGGCTCAAACAGTGAGGACGAGGAGTAATCTGAGAACATATTGTAAGCACAGGGCGGTCGAAAGACTGCCCTATTTTGTTAGGAGGAAGAACCATGAGTTTAGTAGTTGGAAGCGCAAGAATTGACGAGAACGGTCACATTTCGGGAGGAAAGCCGGGAGATCAGACTGGAAACGAGGTATCAACCCAGGCGTATTACGTCCATTCAAAAGGCTGGTACTGTCTGAGACCGAAGAGCACCACGGTAGCAAATGCCATTGCGGAAGCTATGCTGCAGGGATGCAGAAACAACAATATCGGATATTGTCAGGGGCACAGGAGCAATGTAATCGAACAGCTGAGAAAAGCCGGAAAGCTCGCAAAGATTTCTGCAAAAACAGAGGCAGACTGCAGTTCACTCGTGAGAGCGTGCTGCATCCAGGCTGGTTTTGATCCGGGAAATTTCAACACAGCGTCCGAGGTTTCGGCATTGAAAGCAACAGGACAGTTTATGGAACCGATTGCGGTAACTTCCAAAACTGAACTGTTCAACGGCGATGTGCTTGTCACAAAGACCAAAGGACATACAGTGGTTGTTGTTTCCGGAAATCCGAGACGTGTAAACGCCTATTACCCTAAGTATAAAGGGGCATCGGGTTCTATCATTACGGCGCTTGCTGCAGTGGGCGAGAAAGACACATCAAAGGCGCACCGGGCCAAGATTGCAGCCGCAAATGGAATTACAAATTACGCATATACCGCAGCGCAGAACACCAAGATGGTTAATCTTCTCAAAAAAGGAAAGTTAATCAAAGCGTAAGTTCTGAAAAGGTATCACATCGGGGTGGCTGAAAAGCTGCCCCTTATTTTGATTTAAGGAGGAGTTTTCTATGGAAAAACTATTTGGTATTGATATTTCACACTGGCAGGGAGATATGAGCATCGAGCAGGCCAGGAACGAAAGAGGAGTGAGATTTGCTATCATTAAAGCTGCAGGAGCAGATGATGGCAAGTACAAGGATAGCAAGTTTGAAAATTACTATGCACAGTGTAAGGCTATCGGACTTCCGGTAGGTGCATACTATTACGGCAATGCAAAGTCTGTTGCGGAGGCAGAGCAGGAGGCAGACCATTTCCTGTCAGTTATTGCAGGTAAGCAGTTTGAATATCCTATCTACTACGACGTAGAAGGTAAGATGCTGAACAACAGCAGAGATGTCCTTACGAATATTGTGATTGCGTTCTGTGACAGATGCGAGAAGGCTGGATATTTTGTCGGAGTATATACATCTGATTCACATTTCCAGGCGCACGTAGACGATGATCGCCTGCAGAGGTTCACTCATTGGGTGGCGAGATATTCTTCAAATGAGCCAGTAACAGGTCACGATATTTGGCAGTACGGAGGAGAGTATAACTACATTGCCGATAAGACGATCTGCGGAAGAACTGTGGATCAAGATTTTTGCTATCGTGATTTTGAGACAGAAATCAAGAAGGCAGGTCTCAATGGATTCTCTGCCAGCACAGGAGATGAAGCCAAGGAGCCGGAGATTTCAGAGCCGGAAGGCAGCACACTCGACCTACTTTACAGAACGATGAAGGACGAGTTCGGCGGGGGCGACGCAAGAAAGGCAGCTCTCGGTAGCAGATACAATGAAGTGCAGGATGTAATCAATCACATCGACAAAGCATCCGTGCAGGAACTTGTAGATGAGGTGTGGGCCGGTAAGTATGGTGACGATGAAGTGAGAAGGACTGTTCTTGGCAGTAGATGGCAGGAGGTCCAGGACGTAATCAACGCCGGAAACAAAAAGTATTACACCATTAAGAGCGGAGATACGCTTTCCGGTATTGCGGCGAAGTATGAAACTACGGTCAATGTGATTGCTCAACTCAATGGCATTGAGAATCCGAACCTTATTATCGCAGGAGACACCATCAGAGTAAAATAACAGGAGGAAACGGTGGCATTATGAAAAACTATATCGGCGTGAAAATTGTAAAAGCTGAGCCGAAGGAGAAGAACGGAGTACCTGGGTACGCCGTGAAATATCCGGATGGTTATGTATCATGGAGTCCGAAGGAAACCTTTGAAAAGGCATACCGGGAACTGGACTGCCAGGATTTCATCAACTCAGCAGAGTAAGTAAGAGAGCCTATGATCCGCAGGGGTTGTAGGCTCTTTTTTTATTGCAGAAAAGCGGAACAAGACCGCAGGTAAAATCAATATACAAAATAACCAAAATAAGACCGGGTATTTTGACGAAAAGTTCCCGAGACACGATAGGCGATTTTAGTACCTATCCTATGCCTAAAGACTAAAAGCCAGTATTGAACCGTGTACGAAGTCATAGTTCTATATGTTTTCAGAGGTGTAATTATCCACATTATCCACACGCATTTGTGGATAAAATACGCTTTTGAGAGTACGCAAATGAGCATATATTATTCTATCTCTAATATCTATTATCTAATCTCTAATATCTAGTAAAGAATCCTTGTAGAAACCATAGAAGAAATCATGTAAGAAATCTTACAACACACCAAGCAACCATGCGGGTTTGCAACCCTCGCAAATGAAAATGCAGAGCAATACACTAGTTGGTGTCGATGATCCGGAAATTGCAGAAGTTGTCGCAAGTGCGAAAATTATTTGGCAAAAACTCGGAAAATAGAAGTATATCTATTGACAAATACGCAACTGCGAGTTATAATATAACCATAATCAAACAAAACAATTTGATTAAATCCTAAGGAAGGAGGAATTACCAGTTGGGTAAGAAAGGTAGGAAGAAAGACTTTTCTACAAAGGAAAAGGAACTACTTGAAATCGAAAACCTTAAATTACAGAAGAGAGAAAAGCAGGCCAGCATAATCTCCACCATAGTAATCATGATTGTGTCAGTGATTACGGCAATTCTGAAATGGTTAGGTTTGATTGATTAAGTAGTTCCCTTAACGGTCGGGAGGCAGCAACACCGCCTCTCAACTGTTAAGTCTATCATAAAGGAGGCTGATTTGGCAATGAAGAAATTAAGACAGTTCCTGCAGTCGGTATTGTTCATCAACTTTATGGTCGGCATATACGACGGTATGAGAGCGAAGAATTTGGTAGCAATTTTGATAAATGGAGTAGTGGTACTGGCATTGACCGCCGGAGAAAAGGAAGAGAGGTAAACGATATGAAGTGGGACGTAAAACATGATAGAGCAAAGAAGGTATTAAATCATTTCCTGGATAATGCAGGATATTGGACCGAGACAGAGAGCTTGACAGAAGGACTTACCGAGGACGAAATCCAGGAAGTAAGCACAGAGGTAGCGACGATGATTCAGAGCATTACAAAGAGATACAAGCTGGATGTTGTGCTTCCTGCAGAGCCGGTAGTCAAGGAAGAACCGGCGGCCGAAGAGAAGGTTGAGGAGCAGGTGGCCGAGGAACCTACAGAAGAGGTCAAGGAAGAAAAGCCGGTCGAAAAGCCGAAGAGACGTGGCAGAAAGCCGAAGAAAGAGGAGGTTGCGTAGGATGGCATACGAGAGAAAGACAATCGACACCTGGGAGTTGCAGCTGAATTACGGGTACGGCTGGGAGTACACATTGACAGAGTTCACAAGAGAAGAGGCAAGGGCGAG